CATGTAAGCCAAATGCAAAGCCCCAGCCTTTTTTGTAGACATGTTTGCCAGCGTGTACAACTGTACCGCCCACAGCTGCATACACTGACGTGCCTACACCAGCGCGGTAGTCAACGCCTTTGTGTAATGATCCTGACTTGTACTTAGCCCCGTAAGGGAATGTGACAATGCCTAATCTAATCGGCTTCATCTAAGTTGGCCCTGCCGTAATTGGTGTACTCAGGGTTGAGCCAGTTAATAAGAATAGGTAATGCTGAAACAAGTCCAATAATTAGTGCAGGGTGAATGCTTAAAGTGTCTGCATTGACAAGCAACCAACCGAGCACACCTGCGCCAAATACCTTTACGAATGAGGCAAGTGGACTATGTGCAAACCATGTTAGGAATGACATTACAGAGCTGCGATTTCCTCGGCGGTTAGTCCAAGGTCTGCAAGTTTGGCAAGTGCGCTTTCGCGTGCTGCCGCTTTTGCATCGGCTTCGGCTTGCACTGCCGCGTTTGCTGTTTGCTGTGCCTTGTATGCAGTATGTTCCTCGGTGGTCATTTCGCGTACTACATCATCAATTTGAATGTTTGGTTTTGCTGTTGTGGTTGCCATAATAATCCTTAGTTTTTATATCCATAAACTTTGATTTTTCCGCCAGTCATAGTTCCTGCTGCTGGCGTAAAAGTAAAACCAGTCTGACTGCTTGCAGTACTGTTGTATCCAGCATGTCTAGCAGAATAAGTACTACTTGCAGATTGCGCTATAAAACCAGTCGCTTGCGTTAAAAATGGGTTAAACACATCAATATTGCAATTTGTTGTGCTTGATGCCCCTGTTAGTGCCACTACCAATGACGAAACGCCACTCCCGCTTCTTGCGGTAATGCCACCAGCATATTCTTGGTCTTGCCCGCCGTAATAATAAAAGCTACCAGATGAATTATTAAAAACCATTGTTAAACTTTGACCAGTAGATGAAAACGTAATCCCTGAAATTAAAATCCTGTAATTGTCATATGTTGCGCTAAATGCACTACTAACGGTAACACTTGCAACCGCTGATCCGACTGTCGTGGAACTAATTAAAGTTAATGCGCTACTAGGTAGGCCAAAAACTGTCGCATCAATGGCATCGCCCAATGCCTCAATGGCTGTTGCGCCATCCTTGACGTAATCAGTGCTGGTTGGTACTGGCCAGCCGTAGTTCGGGGTGGTTGTTGCCATGCTATAAGTCCTGCCATTCTGTCGTAGTTGGAGTATACCCTGCCCATGTAACGGTTGGTGCGATTTGCAGCCAAACTTGGTTCGGGTATGTCTCGGAAATTGCCGAGCAAATCAAAGTCATTGTGGCTGTGTAGCGGTCAAGATTCCACTTGATGCCCTCGACAAAGCCATCAAAAGTGCCACCAAATACTGCTGGCAAATCTTGGGTGTATACAGCTGATCCAACGTGCATCAAGATCAGCGCATCCCGGGTGGCATCGCTAACCGTTGGGCTGTGCAGTGGCACAGTCAATTCCTCTGGGTAAGTGCGTGGGTAAGCACGACTTTCCAAAAATGCGTCAGCCTGACTTTGAGCATCAGCTGCATTGTGCAAGGTAGTTGTGCGAGTTCCAGATAATTCGCCAAAGGATTGCTGGCTGGTGTAATCGGCAGCATACTTTTCGGCATTATCTTTGTAGATCAAGGTAACATCATTGACAATCTCTGACCACTGGGCGGCCTGTCGCAGTCCTACGGCGAGCAAGTCATCATTAGTAAGGGTAAGCGGTGTCTGTGTCGCTCTGGACGTGTAGGACTCGTAGTGGATTGAGCCGTCAGGGGCTTCGTAAAGGAATCCTCGACCAGATTGGGCGGCTTCTTGGGCAAGCGATAAAGCATTAGCCACACCGCCTGTATAGGCTGCCAACTCGTAAGTGCCGGGCGTATCAATGTCGGCCACCAAATCATCAACCAAAGTCTGGTTAGTTCCACCCCAGTTGGCCCATGTGGCAAGGCTGCTCACAGCTGACCAAGTTAGTGTTGGCACGACCTCATCCCAATTTTCTAGGAATGCATCCGAGAGAATGTTTAGTACGCGTGTACCGTCAAACTCTTTGGCGAATCCAAGGCCGCCTGTTGTGTAGCGATTGAGCAGGGCTAGTGGGCCAACGGCTGTGATGCTGTAAACGGCCACCGATCCCTCACTGCCATAGGCATCAAGGGTGATGTCAAGATCAGAGATTGTGCCTGTGTAAATAGTGCGGTAAGTGTTGGTTGAATCCTTGACCTGAATCTGGATACTGTCGGATAGGTTTACGTTCAGCGCGGTATCAGCATCAGTCCAAAGCCTTACATTGGCAATGCCGACTAGGGCTTGTTCGTAAATGTCGCGGCGGCCAAGGCTTATTGAAATGTTGCTGATTGTGTTGTCTGCATACTCATTGACCCCAGCAAAGATTACCTTTGGGTATGGCGTGTAGACGGTCACAATGTTGCCCCGACCAAGTTAATTGGGCCAGTCCGCCTTGCGCTGTTTTGTAGCAGCTTCTCGATCGATCGGCGAGCAGACTCTGCATCGACAATGCCGTTCATAATTATGGTTACGCCGCTGCCGCCATTGTCTGGACGTATTGAGCCTGATTTACCATTAGGAATAAACAACTCTGGACCAAATTCCCCGACCCGAGTGATTTCATTTGCGCCTACTGATCCACCAGCTGCATTGCCTTTTGGTCTTGGTGTAAAACCTGCGGCTGGAAGATTCAAATTAAATGGGTTTTGAATAAATCGCAATGTTGGTAAGGCTTTTTGATAAGCATTTGAAACAGTATCAATTGCATTTGCAATGCTTTCTAATGAGCCAGCGATCTGTTCCATAACACTGGCTGCTCCCGGACCGCCGTCTGTAACAGTTGAGAACAAATTGCCAAAAGCATCAGCGACTGCTCGCAATGATCCGCCAAGGCTATTTGCGCCGTTGCCCTCAAAGTTACCCGCTAGTTCCCGAGCGCGGTTACTTAATCCCTCTGGATCCTCGCCACTAAATCCCTTAGCAACCATGTTTACGTTTTCGAGCAATGTTTTCATGGTTGGTAGTAACGCCACACCGATTGACTCTTTAAGTTCGCCAACGCGCTCTGTGACGATAGCCAACTGCCCTGCATAGGTTTCGGTGTTGGCCTTGGCCGCGCCACCAAATAACCGCACAAGTTCACCTTGGACTAAATTGAAATCGCCAGATTTCTTAATGGCATCATCTAACGGTATGCCCAACTTTGTAAGCGCGCCTATGTTGCCGTTGTAAGCCTTGGAAAGTGTCAGCGATACTGTTTCTAAATCCTTGCCAGTAGCTGCGGAAATGTCCATTGCAAGGTTAGTAAGTTGTTGCGCTTTACCTACATCGCCAGTGGCTCGGGCTAGGTTAGCCAGTGCCGGGCGTAATTTAGTATCGGCTATGCCAAAGGCCAACTGTTGCTTGGTGATGTAACCCTCGGTGGATTTGATCTGTGCATCAGTGGCGTTCGTCGTATTCTTTAGGGCTTCGGCTAATTGCTTTTGGGATGCTTCATCCTCAACGGCTGCTTTGACACCATCAATGCCGATCTTGATTGCATAAGCCCCAGCAGCTGCGCCAGCAACAGCAAAAGATTTGGCCATTGCCTTTGAATACTTGCCGACCTTGCTTGAAAAAGATTTAGTGGCATTGTCTGCTTGATCCATGCCAGAAAGAAACTTTTGTACATCGGCAAGTAGTGAAAGTTTAAGTGTTCTTACGTCAGCCATTATGGTGTCCTAGCCCAGTTGTCCATTACTTTATTTACTGCTGCAAACCACTTCTTTTTAATTTCTGGTTGCATTGCTTTTAGTGTTGGGAAAATCCAATAGCCTGTATTGCCTCGACCCTCTCGGGATGTGCGAGGTGGGAATCTAAATCCACCGTTAGGGAATGCGTTAGCGTTACCAAAGGCGTTGCGATCTCCACCAAACTCATTACCAAATAGCAATTGGCCAGCGTTTGCGCCACCTGACACGCGACCCTTGCCACCGCCTACATAAACAGTTGGTACACGATCTCTAGCTGCTCTAACAGTTTGAGCCACAATACGCGCTTGTTTTGGATAGTAAGGATGAGCAAAGCCAGCCTGTTGGATTCCCGTAGCAGTCCAAGCACTTATTGAATAAACATCATCTTTAAGTTCAACTTGTGATTCTTTTTCCATTAAACTTAATGCTTTTAACAAACCTCGATAATCAGCAAGGTCTGGTCTGACTGTAATTGTGGTTCTTGTTTCAGCCATTTCCATTCCTTTCTGTTATCAGCTGTAAAGCCGTATTGATGTCTGCGAGTGACCATTGGTACAGATCCGATAAAGGTATCCCGGTGACAACTGCTATTCTGACGAGTCCGTCAGCGAGTTCTCTTTTGGGCTTTCCTCGACCACCTCAAAGGTTTCAAACTCATTGGTGACCCATGCTTGCTGGCTTGGTAACTTAGTATGCCCTTGGGCCTTAGCGGCCTTGTAAAGCATGCATGTTATGACATCCAGCGAGCCTTGGCTCATTTTTTCTGCCGCTTGGCTAACTGTGTAACCGAGTTCTCTTTCACTCTCAATCCACAACCAAGCGTTTTCATCACTCACTATGTAGTTGTTGCCCTGTTTTGTTGTAATTGTGTTTTGCATAATGGTTGCCCTGTTCTATTCGTTAGGCTCTGGATACTGATCCATCCTCAACAATAAAGCTGAGGCTGGTTGTTAATACGTCAGTGGCCGCGCCACCAACGGTTGGGAACACTGGAAATACGTTGCCAGTAAATGTATCGCCCGGGCCGACATCAAATGAGAATGCCAATGCAGTGTCAGGTGCGTTTTTGGCTGCATCCCATAATGCGCTAATAATTC